TGCTCAGTCGATGTTCGACATTCAATCCTCTCTTCACGAGGAGATTGAGCGTCATTCTCGTCTGATTGAGGGTCACGGGACCGCAAAGGTAAACGGTCACGTAGAATTCCCTTATAATGACTTCGAGGAACAAGGAGATTGGGCCGCATCGTGTAAAACCACGTTAAAAGCTTCAATCTCTGATAATTCCTTGAGGATGATTAGCAAGTTTGGCCTCACGAACCCGGCGGCAGTGGCATGGGAACTAGTTCCCTTTTCATTTGTCGTCGATTGGTTCATCCCTGTCGGCAATACATTGCAAGCAATGACTGCTGCTCAGGGACTCACTTTCGTCGGAGGATGGACTAATCAACTTATCTTAGAGGAAATCAATATCAAACATAAGTTTGGATATATGACTCCCTGGACAGATTGTGTTGATGCTGGAGACTACCAAGAAAGATCGGTAGGCTTCCGTAGAGATGTGCACTCGGATTTTCCGGGTACAAAGTTCTACGCAGACCTTACTCCATATTCGACGCCACGAGCACTTAACGCATTAGCGTTGGTGCGTCAACTTACCAAATGAAAGGCAAGTTATATGCCCGCAATTGCAGCCATTACCCTTGATGGGAATGCTGGCGCCGACCATGTCTTTACGCCGAAGACCTCTGATATGAGCAAGTCGCTCGTTCAGTGGAACAAGGCGGGGAGCGCCCCTGTGGGGGATGAGAGGCTCACCTTTTCCGTATCCAAGAGCTCCAGTGGAGCTCAGAAGGTCACGGTTAAGTTGGTGCTTCCCAAAACCCAGGACGTCGAGATCGGCGGAGTCACTCGTCCGAGTGTCGTGAGGACGGCGTATGTTACGCTCGAATTCACGTCTTCGGACTCGGCTCCGATCGATGACCGCTATGAGATGCTGGAGCTGGTGCGTTCTATTGTGAACAACACCACGAACCCGTCGCTCAATGCGGCTATTGTCAACCTCGAACCGTTCTATTAATGGACGATAAGAGGAAGACCTCGAAAACAGATGTCATCGTTGACGTCACGAACATTGCCGGCGGTATTACTTCCGCTGTCAGGGTCGTACGTCTCCTTTGGTCTCTGTTTAAGTCCATCCGTTAGGGAATAATCCCTGCGGATCACCTTCTCAAAGGAATCATCCATGAGAAAGAAGCGCGAGCATGACTTAGTCCGCTCGAGTCTCCCCGGCGATTTGACTGAAGTACTCGTATCTCGCATCCTTGCTTTGCCGTCCTCATTGAAGACGGATTATTTGAAGCAAGAGTTTATGTCGAAATACGTGTCTCCCATTACCGATCCTCCGTCAGTCAGACGGAACCGCGCCATGTCAAAATGGTTAGCGGCGGAACGGGATAATG